TAAATGTACTGCGCACTTCGTAGTAGCGACTTTATAACCGATAAATCGCAAAGCCCCGGGCTCGGGGCGAGCCCTTTGGGCAATTGAAAGGTCTAAAAAAATGTATTTCGGCGAGAACGACGACCGGTAAATAAACTGCGTAAAGAAAGGGGTCTTCGCTTTCTCTGCGTCCGGTTTTTTCGCGGTTTGTCATAAAGGTTATATTGATATGGTTTACGCGACTGGGTGGGCGTCTCACCTTTAGGAGTCTGACGGGGCGTCTGACCCTTGGGCATCTGACCCTTGGGCGTCTGACCCTTGGGCATCTGACCCTTGGTCTCTTTTTCTTCCGCTGGATTATATTTGAAAAACCATTCGTTCCATTCGTTAGACCCTATTTGAACCCCCCGTTCTTTGAGTTCTTTGAACTTGTCAGATTTTTCAGACCGAATCGTGGAAAGCGTCCCTTGTTCACCATAACAATCAATAGAGAATCTCTTTAGCAACCCTTTTTGATTCGTCCGGTTCTCTTCTTCAATATCAAACAACATCTGAGCCATACACAAAATCCGTTCTACGTCAAAATGGGACAGACCCGAATAAACAAAGACGAGATAAAAACTGAGCATCGTATCAATCGTAGCAACCCTTACCTTGTGTTTTCCCAAAGTTATCACATTATAATTATAGCAGGCGATGGGCTGGAAAAGAATGAGAACCGTGGTTTTCCCGATTTTTATTTGGTAATGTTCGGTGAGAACATCTTCCATGCGCGGATGCCGAATGACCTGAATGTTTTTGACACCTATACTGCGAAGTCGTTCTGCAATAATCGTCGCGGATTTTTTCGGGTTCTCAATAATAACATCCATACTAGGCGGTTTCTCTTCGGCTACAGGGTCTTTAGCATAATGGGAATAGAGGGACGCAGCATATCCGCCGAAAAAGACGGCGCCTTGGTCCACCAAAGACTCGCGAATAGTATCAAACACCTGTTTGCGTCGCCCGTAATTGGCGGGTTCCTCCACTTCTCTTAAACGGCAATTATACGGCGACTTCATCGGATGATATTTGTTCAGAAGGGTCAACCGTTTCAACACCTTTTCCCACCGGCTCACATCACCGGCAGGGCGCGACAATTCCAAAAACATTCCCATACGCAGATAATTCGGGGGGGCATAATGAATCCCGTCTACTACGATGGAGTCTTTTTGAATCGCCGAAAAAATCTGTCTCGGTAATAAGGTTATATCGGCAGCAGGTATATAGTTGACAAACACCTTATATGTTCCTTTATGAATCCCCGATTTGGCTTCCGTCTCAGTAAACCCGGCTTTATAATAAATTTGCGTAAGTTCTCGCGCATGTTCTATCGGACGAATACTAAAAAAATCATAATCGGGAATTTCCACACTTTTGTCATAAAATTTGGCTTCTTCTGGTAAGATGGCATTAATCGCCGTTCCGCCATAACATACGCATTTGGTTCGTCTCAAGAAATCTTCTAATATCTCAATCAACTTTTTGACATCTTCGTTATTGGCTATTTTCGTCTTTTGAATATGGTCCGTTTCATCTACGGCATGATGTAAAATAGCCATTTCACATTCATCTATTGTCATAGAATTTGTGCATATCCGGGTGTTGTCCTTCATCTAAACTATAGCCAGAAATCTTTCTCATTTATTTCCCCCGATGAGTCAGTGGTGTATAAATCGGCAATTCACTTCGGTGTAAAGGGTATAAATGCCGAACCACCCTCTTTGGAAAAAAGTTGTTCGTAATCGCCCAAATTAGTGGTTCCAATAGCAGAGGTTCCTAAATAACGCGATAACCATGGGCAAATAGGGCTGACATTGATTTTATACGATTTATACAATTCTATATAGGGCGGAGGAGTGGTTAGAAGAGACCCTTTTTCATCTGTCGGGAATACGATATTTAAGGCTTTTGAACCCGAAATGGGGTTCATGTTTTTCGTGGATTTTATTCCGGAGAGGGGTATAGGAAGCCCCACCATTTGTTTGAGCGTCCGCGTCATAAGCCCCTGTGTAGATTCAGTATCCATAATAACGACGAATTTCCCCTGAAGTTGCGCTAAAGTCGTTTTGGCGACGTCAATAGGCCCCGATGTCCGATTTGTGTTTTGAAGAAGCACCAATGCTTGTTCGGTTTGCGTGTTCAATTGCGTATTGAACCCCTTTGTAGACTCGGTAGAGGGCGCGTCTTGGCCATTAGCATTCTCATACACGGGCAAAATATGGAGGAAAAAGGGGTCATCGGGATTAGGAGAACTAGTAGAAAAGGCGTTTTGCTGGATAAGTTGGAGAACATCGGAAAGAGCCATCGTCTTTTCCGCTATGTTCTCTCTCGGTGGATACACATCGGAGAATCCGACCACCGCGGTTTTCCGGTCATTCGCTTCTTTGCTCTCACCATTCACAATGTCATAAAAGACGTGTATGACAAGATACCGATACCCCAAGGAGAGAGTGTATAAGAACATATCGGAGGAAATGTTTTTGCCGTCATATCCCCCGCCATATGCCGCTTTGATATACATCTGATTCAGGGTTTTTGGAGCATAATTCCGGGACATATTACTAATTCCAGAAGGAATCGTATTGTTGTTTTGGATGGATACAACGGTGGAATCGGAAGGAGTGAATCCTTCGGTCATCTCTTTTTTATACTGTATTCGTCTGTCTATCTGCCGGAAGAAAATATAGGAAAACAACATAATAATGAGAACAATGGCGATTTTTCGGTAGACACCCATTTAACTCTTTCCCTAATAAATAATTCATATATATTTATGCCGCCCTCCCCGCCCTCTATGCCCCCTTTGGGGGCTGTAGGGCTCGTCGGCGACACATTATATATGGTATTATTTTCATGGAATGAGTTACTACGAAGTGCGCCCTTTATTGGAATATGGGCGAAATCGCCCATATTCCAAGTAAAGGTTTAATATATGTATAGATAAATGAAAATAAAAAATAGGGGCATATTATACAAACCATGGCAGGAGGTATATTGAATCTCATATCAACCGGGAATAATAATATCTTTTTGACAGGAAATCCGATGAAAACCTTTTTCAAAGTCACCTATGCTAAATATACGAATTTCGGCCTACAGAAATTCCGTATAGATTATGACGGTTTAAGGGATTTGAGACTCACCGAATCCTCCACATTCACCTTCAAAATGCCTAGATACGCTGAACTGCTAATGGATACATATCTCGTCATAAACCTCCCAACTATTTGGAGCCCCATCTACAATCCTTGTACCCAGACGCTCAATCAATGGGCACCATACGAGTTCCGCTGGATACGCGAATTAGGAACATCCATGATTACCGATATAACTATTACATGCGGGTCTCAGACCATACAGAAATATTCTGGCGATTATTTGCGGGCCATGGTGGAGCGCGACTTTTCAGGAGAAAAGAAAAAACTCTTTAACGAAATGACTGGAAATGTTACAGAATTAAATGACCCGGCAAATGCCTATAGCCGACAGAATGCCTATCCTTCTGCCTATTACATGGGTTCCGGAATAACCGCCGAGCCTTCTATTCGCGGGCGCAAACTCTATATTCCCATCAATACGTGGTTCACCCTTGATAGCCGGTGTGCTTTTCCGATGGTATCGCTTCAATATAATGAACTCCAGTTCTCAATTACATTGCGGCCGATTCAAGAGATTTTCCAAGTCCGAGATGTGTGGGACCCGGCAAATCAGTTTCCCTACATCCAGCCCGATTTCAACCAACCCCAATTCAATATGCACCCCTTTCTTCAATCGCCTGTTCAAGACCTATCCCAACCCTTGGTATATCCTTGGCCGATTCAAAACAATACATGGAATGCCGACATACATCTGCTTTCAACCTACTGCTTTTTGACCGGAGAAGAATCCCGGAAATTTGCAGCGGAAGACCAGGTCTATTTAGTCAAAGATGTATTTGAATACACCTTCCAAAATGTAACGGGTTCTAAAAAAGTCCAACTACCCTCCAGCGGAATGGTTTCTAGTTGGATGCTCTATCTCCAACGAAACGACGTCAATATGCGAAACGAATGGTCAAACTATACCAATTGGCCCTATAACAATCTGCCGATGGATATTCAGCCGGCGTCAGTAGACCCACAAACTCAATACGGCCCAGGAATAAACCCGACTACAGCCCCAGGACAGGCTATTACGAGTATTTATACGACGGGGGCTTTTTCCGCCCAGAATCAAAAAGAGATTTTAGAGACGATGGCCATTGTTCTCAATGGCGACTATCGCGAGAACGTATTGGAAGCGGGGATTTACAATTATGTAGAAAAATATGTCAGAACCCGTGGATGTGCCAAAGAGGGGCTCTACTGTTATAATTTTTGTTTGAATACAGACCCTCTAGAATATCAGCCATCGGGCGCTATCAATTTAAGCCGTTTCCGGTTGATAGAATTAGAAATAACAACCTTCGTCCCCCCCTTTGATGTTCAAAACTCTCAATTCAATATCCTTTGTGACGGAACAGGAAATCCTATCGGAATTACGAAAAATAACTGGCAACTCTTTGAGTATAATTACAATCTCAGAGTGTTTGAAGAGAGAT